TCTGCATACGAACAACGTTTTGCTGATTACGAAGTTAAAATGAAGAAAGCAAATAAAGTAATTGACGAACTTTTGAAACTATCAACTTTACTTGTGGAAGCACCAGTACAAGCACCTGATAGTTCAGTAAGAACATCAAACACTTTTAAAGACGTAGAAGAAAAAAGAACACTAAATATTTTATTTAACTAAACAATTATAAAAAAATGGCATTAGCTTTTAGCGGATTATCCGCATACACAAAACAACTTGTTCAACCACTACTTACCAGTGCTGTATTTGACGCAAAAACACAACAATTAATTTTAGCTTCTGGTATTGTTATACCAAATGTAAAAAGTTCAGTTGCAATTCCTTTGATGGAAACCGATGCGGTATTTGCTGCACAGTCTTGCTCTTTTGACGCAAGCGGAACGACAACTTTCAGCCAACGTTCAATCACAGTTGGTAAAATTAAAGTAGAAGAAAAAATTTGCCCGAAAGATTTAGAGGCTTATTTTACCCAAGAAGCGCTCAAAGCAGGGTCTACATATGAGGACTTTGGTAATGCAGATTTCCAAAAAGCATTCTTAGATAAAAAGAATATCCGTATCGCTTCTCAACTTGAAACTGCTATATGGCAGGGAGATGCAACAGGTGCAACTGCAAATACTAATAAATTTGATGGTCTACAAAAATTAATTGCTGCTGGTTCTCCAGTACTTGCAAACGTATCAGGATACACAGGCATTACTGGTTCTCCAGTAGCTACCGTAACTGCTTCAAACGTTATTGCTTGTACTGAAGGAATTTACAAAGCTATCCCTGTTCAAGTATTGAGCAAAGGTGATGTAAAGATTTTTGTTGGTAATGATTGGTATCGTCTTTTGATTCTTGCTTACAGGGCATTAAATATGTTCTCTTACAATCCACAAGATTCACAAGCTGCATCATTTATTTTGCCAGGAACTAACGTAGAAATTGTAAGCGTGAATGGTTTGAATACAACTGGAGATGCTTATGCAATCAGCCTTTCTAACATGGCTATGGCGGTTGATTTGGTCGATGAGGAAGGTTCGTACAAAATGTGGTACAGCGAAGATAACAACGATGTACGTTATCGTGTAGAATTTAAGATGGGAGTCAACGTTGCCTTCACTAACGAAGTAACTTCTTTCATCGCTGCAATTTAATTTTCTAACATAGGGAGGTGGTTAGCTATCTCCCTATTTAATATTTATATTTTATGGCTTGTGCAATCGTAAGCGGATATACAATAGACTGTCGGGAATCAGTTGGGGGAGTTGATGCAGTATTTTTCGCAGAATTTGGAAACGTAACAATAGCCGATGCTAGTGGTATTGTTACAGGAATTACAAAAGCAGTTGGTAAAAAATTCTTTAAGTTTGAGATACCTACTAAATCAAGTGCAGTTGCTTCAAGCAATCCTACTGGGTCTATTGAAAATGGTACTTTGTTTTTTGAACAAACTTTAGATTTCCCTATTAATAAAAGAGATGCTACTACAAGGAATATTATAACTACTTTAAGTAAAAATAAAGTTGTTGCGGTTACCCTAGATAAGGATGGTACTTATAGAATGTATGGTAAACAATTTGGAATGTATTTAGCTGCAAGCACAGGAACGAGTGGTGCTGCTGCTGCTGATGCTCAAGGATATGTATTGAAATTTGAAGCAAGTGAAAGGGAAGATTTCTTTGAAGTTACAAACGCACTAGGTTTGCTCTTGACTACTGCTGGAGTTTAACAATTCTTAATATTTAATTTATGCCCCGACCGATGAAAGTCGGGGTTTTTTCTTATGATAAATTTAACGAAAGGACTTACTGAAACAATTTATTTCACAGGTACTGAAAAGGCTACCATTGCCAACCCTTTCTTTTTATTTGTCTTTATCCACAGGGTTACACTTGATGTTGTTAAGTTAATGGCAACAAACCAAAGTATTACTGGCAGATACGATAGTTTTGCATTTACGGTTAATAACTTTTTTAATTTAAAGGAGGAAGGATTTTACAGTTATAAAATTTATCAAAAAGTACTGGTTACTGATTTCACAGTAGCAGGGGTAGTGGTTGAGGAAGGGTTTATGTATTTGAATCCTGCTACACCATTTGAACCAACTAAATACGAAGAACAAAACAATAATTTCGTTACTTATGAATTATAATAATATTATCACAGTTAAATTCGCACAAGCGGAGCAGCCTAAATTCGAAGAAAAGAAAGGTAAAGGATATATTGAATTTGGTATTAATAATAATTACCCTGATTATCTTATAGGGTTGTATAACGAAAGTCCTAAACATGGAGCAATAATTAAAAGCAAAACTAATTACATATTCGGTCAGGGTTGGGATGGTATCGAACAGAAGGCAAATACTAAGGGCGAAACTTGGAATCAAGTTACAAAGAAATGTATTTTAGATGATGAACTTTTCGGAGGGTATTATTTACAAGTTATTTATAATTTATTAGGGGAGATTAAAGATGTGTATCACCTTGAATATCATAAAGTTAGAATCAATAAAGAAAAGAATGAATTTCAAGTAAAAAATGATTGGTCAGATAATAAAGAAACACCGAGATTATACCCTGCATTCAATATTGCTGACCCAGTTGCAAGTCAAATTTTATTTGTAAAACAATACAATCCTAAGTCTGATTACTATCCACTTCCGAATTATTATCAAGGATTAAATTACATCGAAAGTGATGTACAAGTTAGTAGGCATATTTTAGGTAATGCAAAGGATGGTTTTGTAGCTACAACATTAATAAACTTAAATGGCGGTGAACCAGCAGAGGAAGCAAAAGAAGCAGTTGAAAGGGGAATAAAAAAGAAGTTTACAGGCAGCGAGGGTGATAGGGTTGTAATAATGTTCAACAAGTCAAAAGATAATAGTGCTGAAATATTGCCATTATCTTCAACGATGTTAACAAAGGAAGATTTTACAAACGTTAATAATTTAATTCAGCAAGAAATATTTGCCTGTCATCAGGTTACTTCACCGAGTTTATTCGGAATTAAGACAGAGGGGCAGCTTGGCGGTTCAACTGAAATAAGGGATGCGTACACTATTTTTTCAAACACTTATGTAAACGAAAGGCAGCAAGCAATTGAAGAAGTATTTAATATATTATTTGATTACGTTGGCATTGTAGGAGATTATGAATTAATCCCAGTAGAACCTTTAGGATTTAGTTTTGGTGAATCAGTAATGGCACAGAATCTTACAAAAGATGAGATAAGGGAAATAATGGGTAAAGAACCATTAGACCCAAGTATAAAAACACAAGCACAAGTAATTAGTGATAACATAAATGCTTTAAGTCCATTGGTTGCTAATAAAGTACTGGAATCAATGACACCTGATGAAATACGTTCTTTAGCTGGTTTAATTCCTGCGGTTGGTGGTACGGTAGTTCCTGATGGTTCAATGCCTGCACCACAAGGCTTAGGCAACGATTCAATTAAAAACCTTACAGGCAGACAATACCAAAATGTAATGCGTATTGTTAGGCAGTTTACTAATGGAAAACTTACTAAAGAACAGGCTGCTTTAATGTTAAAGAATGGATTTGCTTTTACTGATTCTGATGTAAATACTTTTCTAGGTTTAGATGCTGACACTTCGACATTTAGTGCCGTTAATAAAGAAACTGAATTGCTAGAAATGTTTGAAAAGTTCAGCGAAAGTTTAGATGATTATGAAGTAATTGCAGAAAAATCACCTAAAGGATTTAACCACTTTGCAGAGGAGGTTAGTCTAAGCCAATTAGAGGCTGAAATTTTGAACTTAATTAGTAAGGATAAGAGAATCACCAGCGAAACAATTTCAAGCGTTCTGAAGCAAGATATAGCGGTAGTAGAGGCATCATTAAAAAGCCTAGTTGAAAAGAATGTTTTAGTTTCTAAGGAAATAAAGGTTGGTCAGGATACAATTATAGAAAGAAAAAAAACAGATATTAAAATAGATAAGCCTAAAACGATTACTTTGTCTGTTGCTTACACCTATGCTTGGAGAAGTATTGTACCAATTTCTGAAAGAGATACAACGGCGCATCCATCAAGACCATTTTGCGTTAAGATGACGCAACTTGCAAAAACAAGATTATGGAGTAGTTCTAACATTCAACAAATGAGTGTTGTATTAGGTTATTCAGTATTTGATAGGGTTGGAGGATTTTGGAATAATGATGGAGTAATTGATACGCAATGTCGTCATGAATGGAAACCAGTAATAATTAAAAAGAAATAAATGAGCGCAAATATATTATTCATATCGGAAGGTTTAATTAAAAGCAGAACAGGAATAAGTGATGCTATTGATGGTAAACAATTAAAGCCACACATTAAAGTTGCACAGGATTTATATTTGCAGCCTGCATTGGGTTCAACTTTATATCTTCGTTTGCAGTCAGGTATAGAAGCGGACAACCTTTCTAATTTAGAAAAAAGTTTATTAGACAATTATATAACAGATTGTTTACTTTGGTACACAATGAGTTTATTACCATTTGGATTAGGTTACCAGTTTTTCAGTAAAGGCATTCTTCAAAAAACAAGTGAAGAAAGTAATGCACCAAGCCGAGCAGATTTGGAATTGATAGGAAACGAATATAAAAAAACTGCTGAATTTTATAAACAAAGATTAATTAATTATTTAAGGGAAAACTATTTATTGTATTCTCAATATTTTAACCCTGCAAGTGGATTGGATATTATTTTTCCCGAATTAAAAGCATATACAAGTCCTATTTATTTAGGCAACGTAGTTGATGGGGTAAGGGTATTTAGTAATAATGCAACTACGGATGGGGCTACAACTATTTATCATACACCAGCAGCAGGGGATAATAGTTTTTCAGTTGGCGGATTAACAAATAAAGTAGTATTAATTGCAACAAGGTCAGGATTAGTTAAAGGAATTACAAACTTACCTACTGCAAATCCGATGTATTTACAAATTGTCAATAATGTTGTTACGTTATCTACTGGTGATGTAACACAAGCAGCCGAAATATTTACATTCACAATAAGATAAATTTATGGCTTATAAAAAAGCATTAATTCAAAAAGTATTATTTCATGACTTACAACCAATTAATAACAACAATAACAAGCCTACTGCAAAGCCATGCAATGATACAAACGGCAAAGCACACAACCCCAAAAGAATGGTTGCTAAGAGATGAGCAGCCGATTTACCCAATAGCTTGTTTTTCTGTTAATTCGGGAACTATGAATATAGGGAGAGAACAAGTTTTTTCTGTTCAGTTTTTCTTTTTAGACAAAAGCGGAAAGGAGGCAGAATTTGAAAACGATGTTATAAGCGACCAAATACAAACTGCTTCTGATATATTAAGCCTAATGAGAACAGGAAGGAACAGTTATTCAATAGATGACAACGTTTCATTCAATGCAATATCTGATAAGTACGAAGATTATTTAGCAGGGATAGAATACACAATTAACATTTCAACACAAAACGAATTCACAGGATGCAACGTTCCTACATTATAATTTTATTAATACTTTTATCTTTTGGACTAAAAGCGCAGGTTTACCAAGCTATGCCACAGGCTGGATATGGCCCTGTAAAAAGATTTTTAACAGATAGTGTTTTAACTATTCCAACTGGTATAAATTCTTTAAGAAATATTACTGGAGGAAGGGATGCAGGGCAGATAAGATGGAATACAACTGATAGCGGTTTTTATGTTTATAGCGGTTATCAATGGATTAAAATAAATATTGATAGTGTTTCTTTAAGCAATAGGATTAATGGCAAATTAAATATTTCAGATACTGCCACAATGCTTAGTGCTTACATGAGGAAAACCGACACATTAAGTCTTTCAAATAGAATTAATTTAAGGGTAAAATATACAGATACTGCATCAATGCTTTCGGTTTATTTACGCAAATTAGATACTGCAAGTTTATCTGATAGAATAAATACAAAACAAGACCCTATAACATTAACTACCACAGGCACAAGCGGATTGTCTACCCTTACAGGGGCAACTTTAAACATTCCAAATTATGGAGGTGCTTTAACTGCTTATGTACCTTATAGCGGTGCAACTACTGATGTAACTTTAGGAGCAAGAAATTTAACAGGAACTTTGCTGAATGCAGATTATTCTTTACAAATAAAAAATGAGGTAGGTGCTGGCGGTGCTTCAACATTGGGTTATACTTCTATAAGTTCAAACAATAGTGGATATTATTTTTATACCAGTTATAGCGGTGGTCAAAAGGGTGCTTATTTTAATTACCCTGCAAGTGGTACTACATTCTCTTATAACTTGCCTGTTCGTGCAGGTACAATCGCATTGGTAGAAGATACAGTTTCTTTATCAAATAGAATCAATGCAAAAATAGGTGCAACCGATACAGTTTCTTTATCCGATAGAATTAATCTAAGGGTAAAATATTCCGATACTGCTTCTATGCTTTCACCGTATCTTAGGAAAGGTGATACAAGTTCTTTAAGCAATAGAATAAATTTAAAACTTAATATAAGTGATACGGCTTCGATGTTATCTAATTACCAAACTGCTATAAATGCTCGTGTTAAATATACCGATACCGCGGCAATGTTAGACCCTTATTTAACTGCTGCGGTAACAAGTGTAGGGTTATCAATGCCAGTTGCTTTTAATGTCAGCAATAGCCCTGTAACAAGCACAGGAACGATTGCAGTAACAGGAGCAGGAACGGCGGCACAATATATTCGGGGTGATGGTCAATTAGCTACTTTGCCATCAGGCGCAAGCGGTGGTAGTTCGGTAGCTTACTATTTAAATGGTAGTGTTAATCAAGGTACAATAGGCGGAAGCGTTTATTATGAAATAAATAAAACTCCAATTATTGGTGCAGGTACTGATTTTTCACTAGCAGGAAATGGTTTAATATCTCAATTTATAACTGATGTAGCAGACCCAAATAGACTTCAAATTCCTGCTGGTAACTGGAATTTTGAAATGTATATGAGTGCATCTTCTTCAGGTGGTACTCCTGAATTCTATGTTGAACTACTTAAATATGATGGAACAAATTTTACAAGTATTGCATCATCATCTGCAAATCCCGAAGCAATTACTAACGGAACTACAATAGATTTATATGTAACTGCTTTGGCAATTCCTCAAACAACTTTACTAGCTACTGATAGACTTGCAATAAGAGTTTACATTGTTAATAGTACAGGCGGTAGGACAATTACAATGCACACAGAAAATTCACATCTTTGTGAAATTATTACAACATTTGCTGGGGGTGTAAGTTCATTAAATGGGTTAACTGCAAATACACAATATTTGGCGGTTGATACGGTAGGAAGTGATTTTAATATTAACAGTTTAGTTGATACACATACATTTAATTTACCTACTGCTTCTGCAACAAAACGAGGTGCTTTAAAGTCTGCGGATTGGTCAACCTTTAATGGTAAAATGAATTATACAGATACAGTAAGTTTATCTAATCGTATAAATGCTAAACTTAATTCAAGTGATACGGTAAGTCTATCAAATAGAATCAATGCAAAAGCAGACGCATTAAGTGGCACAACAAACACAGTACCTAAATTTACTTCAGGAACAACTATTGGAAACAGTAATATTAAAGATGATGGAAGTGCGGTAAGTGTAAGCACTACTGCCGGTTCAAATGGTGCGCTTCAAGTTGGTAATTATAATGGTAATATTTTAATGAATACTACCAATAGTAATGGAGGTTTAATATTTAAAAATACTTCATCTTCTAATAAATTATGGGATATAAGTTCTTTTAACAATGATTTAAATTTTAACGAATCAAATATTTCACCAACTGTTATGACTTTAAAGGCAGGTGGAAATGTAATAATATCAAGTTTAATTGGTAGTGGCACTCGAATGGTAGTAGCAGATTTAAATGGTGTATTATCTACACAAGCAATTAGTAGTGATACAACTTCATTAAGTAACCGAATCAATTTAAAATTAAATATTAGTGATACTGCTTCTATGCTTAGCAGTTACCAAAGCGCAATTAATTCTAAGCAAGCAGCAATAACATTAACTACCACAGGCACAAGTGGAGCAGCAACCTTCAGTTCTAACACTTTAAACATACCACAGTATCAAGCTGCCGGTACTTATGTAACAAGTGTTACAGGAACTTCTCCAATAGTATCAAGCGGAGGTACTACACCTGCTATTTCTATTCCTGCTGCAACCAGTTCAGTAAATGGATATTTAAGTTCTACCGATTGGACAACTTTTAATAATAAATCAAATACTAGCGGAACGGTTACAAGTGTAGCAACTGGCTTAGGCTTATCAGGTGGTACAATAACAACAAGCGGAACTTTATTAGTAGATACTTCAAGCGCATCAATATTAAGCAGACAAAGGGCAGCTAATACCTATGCAACTACATCAGATTTAAGTGGATATCTACCATTAACAGGTGGTACACTTACAGGTGATTTAAATCTAGTTAAAAGTGGCAATGCGTTATTAAGGGTTCAAGCATCTACCAATACAGCACCAGTTGCAGACATTGAATTAATGAGAGGAACATCAACAACTTGGGGTGCTGATGGTTTTGGAGATTATAGATTAAGAGATAGTATTGGAAATTTAGCTATTCAATATGGAGATAATAATGTAACAAGTACAATGCTTACCATAACCTCTACTGGCAATGTAGGCATTGGAACAACAAGTCCTCCAGCAGTATTAACTTCTGCTAACACAGGTGCTTTGACTCTTAATTCAAATGATGGAAATCATACAGGTTTTGGTTTATATGTTCAAGCGCCATCAACTACAAGTACTATTAGTTCTGCAATTGGTTTTGGAACAGGAGCAAGAAAATTAGCTGCTATTGCTATGCAAACTTATGCTGATGCTGACCAAGCAGGATTAAATTTTTATGTTCAGCCTACGGCATCAGGTAGTGCGGCAGTATTAACGGAAGCAATGCGCATCACATCAGATGGTGATGTAGGTATAGGAACTACTGCTCCTGGTGCTGCTTTAGGCGTATTAAAAACATCATCAACATTATATGACCCATTATCTGAAGCAAGCAGATTTCCAACTGCCTCACAAATTTATTTAACAAATTTAAATGCAGCTAGTAATTCTTTTGCAGGTATTACGTTTCAAGTAACAAGAGCATCAGGAATTAATAGCAATGCTTATATAGGGGCGATTTCTACAACGGTTAACCCTGATATTGTTTTTGGTCAAAGAGATGGTTCAAATACTTTATATGCTGAAAGAATGCGTATTTTTTCGGATGGCAATGTTGGAATCGGAACAGGAGCAACTAATAATGCTTCAAAACTACAAGTCGCTGGAAACCTATCATTAACAACTGCTGGTAATAAATTATTAATAGCAACAGGAACTAATGCAAGTGCAGGAACAACGGCGGCAATGACTGCTGGAACAATTACAGTATCTACTACTGCCGTATTAACAGGTAGTATTATTCAATTAACTGCCCAAACAACTGGAGGTACGGCAGGAGCATTAAGGGTTAGTTCAAGAACTAATGCAACATCATTTGTAATAACATCAAGTTCAGCATTAGACACATCAACGGTTGGTTGGGTAATTATTAACTAAAATAAAGAAATGAAAAAAACAATCACAACAGTATTAATTGCATTAAGTATGTCAGCGGCATTTGCCCAAGTATCCGATACCTTAATAATTAAGATGGATACAAACACTTTTAAAAATGTAATTGCCATCATACAAAAGCAATTGGATTCAAAAGCAGCAAGTAATTATGTATTAGAAGCATTAAGTAAATATGAATTAATATCAACAAAGCCTAAAGAAATAAAATGAAAAAATTAATATTATCAGCTTTAATTTTGGCAAGTTTGTCAACGAAAGCACAAGATAGCACCGCATTAGCGGACACAGTAGTTTATTCAAAAGGTGCGATTCACATTGAGCCAGTTATTGTTAATGCGCAAGGAGATAGTGCTTACTCAATAGTATGGGTAGCATTTGATTTGAGTAGTAATGGAGAAGGCTGCAATACATATGTTAGCCTTAACGGAAAAACTAATCATAAGTTAGCTGATTTTAATTGCCCTATTCCTGCTTCGGTTGTTGCAGTATGGGGAGTAGATAATACAATAATAGACAACTATATCCTTTCTCAATATCCACGATTCAAAAAACAGGACTAATGAACTTTCAAGATTACAAAATATATATTTTAAATGGCTTTGCGCTTTCGGTATCAATGACCAACATTGAAACTTATTTGCGAGTTACATTACTTATGTTGTCTATTGCATACACAATTTTTAAACTTTTAAAAAATGATAAAAATGAAAAATCTTAAAACAAGTTTGGCAGGATTACTGGCTGGTATGCCTTTTGTAATTGATGCGCTTATGCAAGCATATACTGCTGGCACGTTTACCAATAAAAGCGGTCTACAATTAGTAGCAGCTATCGGGGTGGTTCTTCTAGGTCTATATTCAAAAGACCACGATGTTAAAGGTTTATAGTCTATTAGTAGCAGCTTTCTTATTAGGAGGCTGCTACACTCCCAACAAGGCGGTAAAACAAGTTAACAAGGCATTGGGCAGATATCCGCAAATAGTGGCTAAAATTGCCTTAGATTCATTCCCTTGTGATGTTATCCGTATCGATACGATAATAACCGTTAAAGATTCGATAGTAGAATGTGAACCAGTAGAAAACTTTACAACCCTGTCCCAAATAGATACAATATATAGGACGAAAAAAGTATTTGTAAAGTTGCCTATTAAGACAACCTACATAACAAGGATAGTTGAATCAACTGCAAAGCTAGTAATAATTAATGCTCAATTAGATTCGGTTAACAATGTGATTCGAGAATTGCAAAAGTCGAAGGATGAACTAAGGGGTAAAGTTGAAAGAAAAAATAAAGTTATTTGGTGGCTTATTGGTCTTTTGTTGTTATTGTCAATTCCTTTAGTTATCCGCATTTTTAAAATGTTATCAATAAATATTTAGTTTTGCCATATGAAGCAGCCATCTGAAGAATTTTATCGATTATTAAAGTTATTTGAGGGCTGTAAATTAGAGTCTTATAGATGCCCTGCTAATGTTGTAACTATTGGTTGGGGTAGTGTTTTGGATACTAAGGGCAATCCTTTTCAAATGGGTGCTAAAATTACTCAGGCTGATGCTGATTTACTTTTGAAAAATGAAGTTGATAGGAAAGCAAAGTTTTTAAATAAAGAATTAGGAAAGACTGAAGTAACGCAAAATCAATTTGATGCGCTTTTGTCATTTCAATATAATTGTGGTAATGCTGCATTAAGCGGAAGCACTTTATTTCGTAAAGTAAAAGCAAACCCAAATGACAGTACAATAGTTTCAGAATTTGCAAGATGGAACAAAGCAGGAGGCAAAGAAATTAAGGGATTAACGATAAGAAGATTAACGGAATCTAAACTTTATTTCACGAAATAAAAATTATGAGTCGACCAAGATTTAACGAGATTCAAACTGACTGGTGGCAACAAAAACAATTATTCGATAAGCAGTTATACAAAGTATTAATATTTTCAGATTGTCATGGATGGCTGGCAGACCTTTCTGCTTTACGTTGTATTAATAAAGTGCTTCAGCATAATAAATTTGATGAGGTTATAATTAACGGTGATGTAACCGATATGCCTTACATATCTAAACACAGTCAAAAGTTATATCAGGAGGGCATACTAAAAGGATATACCGAAGTTGGAGAAATAGAATATACTAAAGAACAGATACTCAAGCCTTTGAGATTAAGCACAGACGCAAAAATTAGGATTAGACTAGGCAACCACGATGAGAGAATAACAAACCCATATAATTTAGGGGATAAGCAATTGGCGAGATTAGCAGTATTGTACAAAAATTATAATAGTACTAAATACAATGAGATGCTAGGGTTAAAAGAAACTGACGGATTTATTTATGATGAAAGCGATGTTTATAACCTATTTAATATTTTTGATGTTACACACGGATTAAGTTTAAATAAGACTGCTGCGGAAAAGAATATATTTGAGTATATGGGAAGCGGAAGCACCGGACATACTCACCGGCTAAATTCTAAATACCTAACCAATAGAAAAAATCCTTACGTTTGGTTGGAATCAGGTTGCACAAGATTAACAAAGGAAGTTGAATTTTTCCCAACAGGAAAGACTGCTGATTGGCAACAAGGATTTATAGAAGTTGTATTTACTAAGACAGGATTCTTTGCCCAACCTACTTTAATTCTTAATGGTGAATGTTATTATAACGGTATAATATACAAGGGATGAACGGAAGCATATTAATACCTGAGAACTTTAAGCTAGGTGGAAAGACTATTAATATAATTATAGATAATGAATATTGTAATGACAATAACTGTTTAGGTGAAGCGGATTTTAGCCAAAAAATAATTACACTTTGTGATACCTATGCAGGAAAGAAATTAACAAAGCGAAGCAAAGAACAAATATATTACCACGAATTAATCCATCAGATATTGCATACTATGAAATTAGAAAGATTAAAGTACAATGAATTGTTTGTTGATGCTTTTGCCGACTGTTTAATTGAGTATGAACGGACAAAAAGATAGTTTGTTTTTTAGTTTTTGGTTTAATCCTGCCGTTTTTACGGTGGGGTTTTTTATTTAAAACCTAATAGAATCAATAGTTATTAAAATAATTATATATATAATATAAATTAATTTAAAATAAAGTTTAAAAAAAAGTTTATTATATGAATTATTATTTATAACTTCAATTTATCAAATAACCAAAAAACTAAAAACAAATGAAACCAAGCCAACTAAAAATGCTCGAAGATTTGTACAACTTTCTAGGAGCAAACGAAACCTTACTAAAAGCAGAGTTTAAAAAAATCAAAAAGATAATACCTAAAAGTAAAAACCTTAACTTCCAGCAATTTTGCATCACCGCTTATTCTAACTTAAATGAAACTAAAAGTAAGTAAAACAGTATTACCACCTAAGCAGCCCAGCTTAATAAAATGGATGCAAGATTTTAAAGTAGGTGTAAGAATTGAAATAAAATCAAACAATAGAGCAGAAGAAATGAATCATTTTTATGACATTCAAAAAATTAAATTATGACTGACAAAGAAATTAACGATGCGATTATTATTACAATCATTATTTTGGTAGCTTTATTTGCCGATAACATTCTAAACTTTTTTTAAAATGAAATACAAATACGCAATAGAAACAGAACATGAAATTGATATTGAATTACCTTATTATTTTAAAATAGAAAATTCACATATTGCAGATTCTTATTTTGCTATAATATCAGAAAATTTAGCGATTTGCAATTGGAAAATAAATGATATTACTTCTTTAAATTGTCCTCAAGTAATTTCAAAATTTATTGATAAAGGCAAAGTAATTACTGCATCAGAATTTAAAACTGCGATAACACAATCGTGTAACCATATAATTAATTTAGTATGAAAGACAGTATAGAATTATACATTGAACACCCTACCGATTGGGAACAGTCAGAATATGTTATTGTCGATTACTTTATTAATTGGGATGGTGATAACCTAGATGACTTAGGAATTGACAAATGGCATCCAGTAGATTTAGCAGAATGGATTACTGAAGATTTAGTTTATAACGAATTACATAACCAAATAAAAAAACAAAATGAGCAATCTAATTAAAATTCAAACCGAATTAAAAGCACCAAAGAATCAAACGAATGCGTTTGGAAAGTACAAGTACAGAAGTTGCGAGGATATTCTCGAAGCGGTTAAACCTTTACTTGCAAAGTATAATTGCCAACTTGTAATAAGCGATGCAATTAAAGAAGCAGCAGGGGTTATCTATTGTGAAAGCAGAATAGCTTTTACGGATGGATTGGAAAACATAACAGTAACTGCCTGCGCTGGTATTGACCCAAACAGAAAGGGAATGGATATAGCGCAAAGTTTCGGTGCATCAAGTAGCTATTCTCGAAAATACGCACTTAATGGTTTGTTCTTAATAGATGACACTAAGGATGCAGATGCTACTAATGACCATAAGCCTAAAGAAGATGCAAAGCCATTTATGACCGATGAAAAAATGATTGGATTAATTGCAAGGTACAATGATGGTGAAAGGGATATCTTCGAGAAAGCAAAAGCGCACTTAGTATTAAGGGATAAAGATTTACTAACTATAAAAGCTATGAAATGATAGAACAATATTCTAGCGAGTGGTTTGCCCAAAGAATGGGCAAACTTACTTCATCAACTATTTACAACCTAATGACTGAACCTAAACTTAAATCTGAAGCAGGGCAATTATCAGCAACCACAAAAGAATATCTAACAAGTAAACTTGCTGAACGTTTAACAGGGGTACAAAGGGAATTTACAAGTAACGCAACTAATCATGGTTTAGAATTAGAAAATGAAGCCATAAGATTTTATGAAGGCAAAACAGGAAACAAGGTTAATCCTTCGGGATATATCGAAAGCATATCAGGTCTGTATGGTGGTACACCTGATGGGTTAATTGAAGGTGGGGGAATAGTTCAAATTAAATGCCCCTACCAATACTCAAACCATATTAATAACGGTTGCATTGATTCACAGGAATACTTTAAAAAGAATTACAAACAATATTACTGGCAATGCCAAAGTGATATGATAGTAACGGAAAGCGAATTTTGTGATTATGTTTCTTATTGTCCCCAGATAGCTGATAACTTAAAAATGTTTATCTTTAGGATTGAAGCAAACATTGGTGATATGGAATTGCTTTTACAAAAAATACATATGGCTGGAGAATATATTAATAACCTTTATAATCAAATTTCAAATGAACGATAATTTAAAAACAATACTAAAATACATTCAGTTATATACCGAATGCGATGACTATGCTTTGGGTAAAATATCTTTATTATTTAAAAAATATCCTTTAGAAACTGTTAGGGTACAGATAGTTGAGAAAGAAGTAAAGCAATTTATTCCTGAAAAAAAAGATATAGATGAATGGACAAAGAAATATCTTATAACAAATAACATTACCTATGAACAATTAACTGCTAATAATCGTAAATATGAAACAGTATTGCAAAGGGTTAATTTTTCTAAAGAAGCTAGAGATAATGGATTTTATTTAACGCAGATAGGTAAAAAATTAAAGATGCATCACTCTAGCATCATTCACTTAGTAAACAATTTTCAACCATAAAAACAAAACAATGACAGCACCAACAAATCAAAATGCAGAAGTATTAAATTTGCTTCTAACAGAAAAACAAACATCATTAAACCTAGTAATGAATGGAATCCTTAACCCAACTGCAAGGATTACAAACCTTCGTGCAATGGGAGTAAATGTCCTTTGTGAATTTATTTCACATACTAACAAGTTTGGTAGGGCAATCAGGTATGGTGAATTTTCAGTATTGAATAAAAAAGATTCAAGGAGAATTTACAAAGAAATTAATTAATTAACTAGGGGTGGTTAATTCCACCCCTTAAATTTACATCATGATAAGCATTAATTCAAATATATTTGATTTTAAAATAAACAATTCAGCTAAACTATTTTATGTATATCTTCAACATACCAAAGCACTTGAAAAATCAAATGCCCATTATGCCGATTGCTTTGAAGTAAGCACAATGACAATTACTAATTGGCTTAATGAACTTCAGGATAAAGGAATTATAGAAATAATTTTTGATAAAAACAAACGTAAAATAAAAATCAATGAATAAATCTTATTACTTTAGCCATGATTACGCAGCTTCAAACGATGTAAAAATTCTATTTCTGAGGCAACAATTAGGGATGGAAGGTTATGGAATCTATTGGTTTTTAGTTGAAAATCTTGCACAGGCTGGAGGAATACTACCAATGAATATAACACCAGTTCTAGCGATGCAGATGCAAACAAATGAGGTAAAAGTAAAGGCAGTAATTGAGGAATTTAATTTGTTTACAATAGCAGAAAATGGATTCTTTTCAAAACGTTTAACCGAGCATTTAGAGATGAGAAAAAAACTAAGTGATAAGGGTAAAATTGGAGCAGCTTTACGTTGGAAAAATGGGGGGGCTATTGGGGGGGCTAATGGGGAGGGCTATGCAAAGAAAGAAAGTAAAGAAATAAATAATAGGGATTTTTTAACAAAAATTGTTCTTTAATACATTCTTAATCCTTAAATGAGTATAAATGCTATTTAAACGCATTTTAAGGTAGCAAGGTTTGATTTTAAATTACTTTTGATAGAATCTATCACGAACACATTAAATAACCAAAAAACAGGCTTAAAATGGCTAAGACAACAAAAGCACCACCAAACAACAAAGAGGTTGAAGATAGGATTTTAGGGGTATTATTAATCGAACAAAATTCAGTACATACCTACATAGCTAAAATTACTTCCGAATTTTTCTACCAAACTAAAAACCAATTAATATTTAAAGCAATTCAGGGTTTATATGATAAAATGGGTGCAATTGATATAGTAACTGTATGCCAGTATTTAACCACCAAAGAGCAAATGGAAGCAGTCGGCGGACCATTTGAAGTAGTTAAATTAACAAATAATGTAACTGGTAGTTCATCAATGAATGACTGGATATTAATCCTGCAACAAAATTACCTGCAAAGAAAAGGTATTGTAATTGGTCAGGAATTAGTTAACGATAGTTATCAGGGAGAAATTGAAAACCATTTAAA